TCTAAACCTGCACCAAAGTCACCACTTGGCATTCCGCCACCCATTCCACCGGGCATTCCGCCACCCATCTCATCGCCTTCTTGACCGCCGCCTTGCGCATCTTGATATTCAGCACCGGGTTCACCGTACATTCTATCAACAACGTCAAAGAGTCCTGTTCGCTTAATAATCTGAGATGTTTTCTCAAGTTCGGCTGCAATTGCTTTTTCGAGACGGATTTCTTCAAGATTATCTTTAATGTCTTTATCTGACCATTTCATAATTTCTTTTAACGCCCTTGTTTGTGACATTATAGGAAGACCATTTCCCGGGTCAGAAACCGCATCACGTGCAGCAGAAACTTTCTTCTGAATGTTTTCAATTTCAAGCTGTTCTGCTTGTGTTGATGGATTATTCATCGAAAGACTAAAATTGGTAAGGTCGTCTTCAAAACCAAGCAAATAAAGATGTATTGACGCAACCTTTGTTAACTCCATGAGAAACGCCTGTTGTATTTTATTAACAGTTCTCGTAAATCTAACATCCATCAATGCGAGATTTTTTCCATCACCAGACTCTTCTTCAAAATTGAGGAATGATTTTGGAATTCTCAATGCAGTCAGCACTTTATTTTGCACAAACTTAATATCATCGAGTGCCGTCATGTTTTGTGCCGGTGCTAACGTGTCAATTGGTGTTGGGGCGTTTTGGTCTCTGACGGGAATAAACAAATCTTGAGATACGTCTAAGATATTTTTTCTTAAATCTATCTGTCCCGTCATTGGGTCAATAATAGGTGTTCTTTTAAAATTATTGGCAATATCTTCAACATACGCCTTTACGTCTGCATCATCAATTGCGCCTACAAATATTTTATAAACACGTCTTTCTATAGAACGTTCAAGTCTATATATTAACATCATATCCTCCATTAATGACAACATACGCCAATGTCGTCTTGCAGAATTGAGATAAGACGCACCATACGGTAAATAAAGTTGGTTTGTTAACAACCTAAAATGTGCGATTTGCCAATTTCTAAATGGCGTTTGCGAATTATTTTCATCAGTCCACACAAATCTTGTTGACATATCTGTAGTATCAGTACTTCCATTATTTACCGCAAGATTCATACTTGTACCGTAAGGATTTACAATACCGTTTTCAAGTCTCTCAACGTTAAACACGGGTAATTGTCGCCATCCTTTAACACCATGCGTTTTGTCTATATCAAGAAGCATAAACTGATTTCCATATTTACACATACCACGCACCACCATACTTGCAGTCACTTGCAAATTAAGCCTATTGACAAACAAGTCTTCGAGGATACTTTTAATTCTATCTGATTTAGAATAAACATTTACAATCTGTCCGTTATTTCCCGTACTTCCAAGTGTAGACTCCTCAGAAACAATATCCAAAGCAGCACCTATTTCAGGAAACGCATCCATGAGGTCAGCATCCCTGTACATAAGTTTTACGTTATTTAACCCCGAAAAGGCACTTACGGATAAATCTACGTTTGCCTTAATCCATCTCGATTTAAGGTAGGCATCTTGTTGCAACTCAAGTTTTGTTTTTTCATAGTCTTGTTTGTCTGTGGTTTTATATAATATAGTATTCCCCTTTGACACGTCATATGAATTAACATGAGGCACATTTGATTTATCTAAATTCCATTTACCTGTTAAAGCCTTATCAAGACTTTGAAATATTGTTAACTTTGGCATTTTCTTCTTTTTTTAAAAAATAAAGTTTTTATTGTGTTTTTCAAGAATAATATCCACTAAACAGCCACAAATAACTACCTTTAACTGCATTAGAATATTTTTTCAATGTTTTTTCACTGTAGAAAGGCAGTCCGCTCGACGGCCTCATTAATTTACCGTCTGATTTACTCTTATTTAACATGTTGGCTGACCCTGCCATCATATATGCGTTAAGGATGGCTTTGTCTTTGTTTTGTGCTGCACGTATCTTATTTAAAGAGAATTGCATAACGAATAATGCCATTGCCATTGCGCAAATCAAATCATCCCAAGAGCCTGCTTGGTGGTCCATTTTACCGGTATTCTCTTTAAATATCCATGTATTAAGTTCATTTATTATTCTCGATGAACGAATTTTAATTTCATTGTTTCTTACCATATTGGCAAAATTACTTAAAACAGGATATCTATTACCTTGAAAATGAAATCCGGGAAGAGTATCAGTTAAATCTCCGTTATACTGTTTTGATGAATGCTGAACCATGTATGTCTTCTGTACATTGTCCTCATAATAGAAGTTTTTGTAACCTAAGTTAATCATTGTCAATATTGCAGCATCAGCTTGTCCGCCCGTTGCATCGAAAATAACGTATGCGTTATTATATAGCGTTGCATAATTATAAACAATGTTTCCAATATCATCACCAAGTTTTTTTCCATTATATTCAGCAACCTCTTCAATAATTGGCATGTCATCCTCGTCCCTGCCATCCATATCAATTACCACTATGGCTGTTTTGTCATGTGCGGTTCCACGACTTGGGTCTGCTGCCAAAATATATCTATGTCCATCTATTGGGCGTTTCCAGAACCACGTTTCTTTTGTCATTGGGTCGATGAAGTCCTCAAGTGGCTCTCTTACATTCATTTTTTCTTGCATCTCGATGTATTCAGGTGCAACAACGTTATCAGCAGAACCTTGGAAACTCACATCAAGTTCTTGTGCAATCTTCATTGCGTCATTATTAAATGACTGACACATTGATGTATACCAATTGGATATGGGCGTCCACCCTTTTTTAACAAGATTATCCCATCTCTTTTCGTCATATGCCACACTTTCGTCAGACTTGTCAATAATTGGGTCATTATCCCACATCAACTCGTTTGTTTTTTCGTCTTTTTTGTACCATTTTAACCCCTTATTATATCGCGGGTCTTGATACCATCTAAACTGTACGGCAACAAAATTGTTTTTCTTTGCAAGTGCTTGTCTGTAAGTATCATAATACAATTCATCGTGACCATTAGGCGTAGACACCATCACAATTTTTGCGTTAGGGTTAGATGAAGTTGTAGCAACAGCAGATGCATAAACAGCCTTTCCATTCTCAATAAATGCAGCCTCATCGAAAATAAGAATTGATGCAGCAGAAATACCACGAGCAGCGTTTTCACCTGATGAACGTGCAACAATTCTGCATCCGTTAAATAATTCTAATTCTGATTTACTGTTTTTAACAAATATGTCACGTTTGTTTTTCTCACTCTTTGGGTCTTCTGAGAAAAAATCATTACCCCAATACCATCTTGGCACTTGGAGTAAGAAATCACGTATCTTTGTAATTAACTGTTGTGCAAGGTCAAGTTTATTGCCAATACATAATATGGTCTCGGGTGAGTTTTCATCAGCAAACACACATTGTGCGCACGCCCACCCTGATGTAAGTGTCGTGATACCACACTGTCGTGGTTTAATTGAAATTATGTTTTTATTTTTGGCGAGTGTGTTTAAAAACACCTTTTGTCTTGGAAAAAGTTTAAATTGTTTTTTCTTTCCGACTGTTGCATCGAATGTGCTTAAGTATTTTTCTATAAAATAAATTCTTGATTTATCTTTGTAACTTAAGGCGTATTCTTTCGCCATTTTTTCGTAATCATAAACCATAAGTATCGTTTTTGTCTTCAACTTCGCCGTCCTCATTTAACAGCCCATCCAGGTCATCCTCTGTCATGTACCCATCTGTTAAAATTGAATTATTATTGTTTTTTTGTTGTATCCTTAACTTAAATAATTCGTAATCAAATTCGTTTTTAACATTATTTATTTCATTATTGAGAAATTCTTGACCTTTGCCCGTTCTTGCGAGTAAATTTTTCATAATATCATAAAATTCATCTGTATTTAATGCACAAATGTCACTAAAGATATATGGAATAAGCCTACTTGAAAATTTATCACAATTTTTTAAAATTAAATCCCACATAGGAACACCAAACCTTAAGTCCCAAGGTTCAGCAAGCATAAAATCAGCCTTTCTAATAATATACATTGCTTTTTTGTTATCCTTTGGCAACCCATGTGAAGAAAAAAGTTCAAGGTATCCCCTAAATGTTTCCTTCAATAGATAAGGGAATATCAACCCCTGTGATTTTATATTTGTTCGTTCATTCCCATGTCCAAGTCTAACTTCAACATATGCCGTTTGAGACATTTTTTTCTCACTTATTTCCTCTTTTTTTATGAAAAGAAGATAATTATCAATGTCCAATATTTCTCTATATATTTTTAATATTTCGGGTGACAAAAATGACGAAATTTTATCAGCATATTTCTTTATTGATGATGTCATAAGACTATATGATATACCTTGTATTAAGGAATTAATTACACGCCGTTTTGCAACACTTCTATTTGAAAATGTTATTTCGTCTATATCGTCAAAAGTATACTCATCACTGCCGAACGTACTTTCGGGTGTTATTCTTACATTTGCCTTAACATCCACCTTTCCTATTTTACAATGTAGATTCACAGTATCTTCGGGTGTGCCTAACACATCATTAACAATGTTAAAGCATAAAGTCTCTAATGCATCATGTAAGGGTTTTTCCGCTTTTACGGCTTCATGTATCAATTTATTAAGCCTCGTTAATAAAAAGTCCTCGTTAACGTCATCGTATCCATATTTGCCTAATCTGTCAGACACTTTAGTAAAACGGTTTTTAACCAAACTATACGCAAACCCGTACTCATCATCAGGTGGAAACGCTTCGCTATCACCTAACGATGTGTTATTTGTCCTTATTGCACTATAAATGAAATCGGGCAACTTAACAGTTACAGAATCTTTGATTTTTTCAATAGACTCCTCGTTAATTAGTATTTTCTTTCTCATCAACGTTTTAAGTATTTATCAAGTTGTTTTTTGGTTAATATAATTTTTTCAAGGACGGGTTTCGGTGCTTTCGAGTTGTTAAGTTTTTGTTTAACACCGTGTATTCTAAGTTTTCCTCTATTAAAGGCATCCCTATAAGGATTAACGCCTGTTTTAGAAATTTCAGATTTAACTTTATCTGTCATTTCCTTTGCATTACTTCCTGTAACAGTCAAATCAAGTTGTCCGTCATTGTCATTTGAATTACTGTTATAATTTTCCGAATCCGCACCAAAATTCGTTTTTCCCGGATTCTGTGACATTGCCTTATTAAGGTCACTTTGCATGTTGCTAAGATTAGAAGAACCGTTATTGGCGTTATTGTTGCCAACGGTTATTTCTGTGTCTTCCTTTAATCTTATTTGTCTTTTATTAAAAATATATTTCATCGAAATTATCTTTCCCTATAAATATCGTATTTCTTAAAAACAAAAAAATCAGTGGGGTTTCCACTGATTTTTTCTTTATCTATTACTTACAAAAGGATTTGTTCGTTTCATTTTATTTTTCGGGACAAATCTTTCGTCACGTTTTGTTGTTCTGTCGCTACTTCTTTCATTATCAATAAAACTATTCATTATTTCTGAAATAACACCATCTCTTAATGATTTTGATTCCATTGGCATGTTGTCTTGGTTTTCTTCGTCGCCGCCATCCTCTTTATCATCATCTTCTTTAAAGCTATCAGCGTATTTTTTTATCGCTGCTGCATCTTCAAGTGAAAATTCAGATAAATCTAAGATATTGTTGTCGTTTTCTTTTTCATCAAAATCTTCAGTGCCGCCATCATCCATTCCACTAAAATCTTCATCACCGACTGGTTCATCCTCAGGGAAACCGCCCATGTCACCACCCATAGGAGGTTCATCCATTGGCGGCATATCCATGTTAGACGATGGAACTTTTAAAACGTGTTTTTTATCTTCGCTTAACGCTTTTTTTTTAAAACACGCATCAACGACTCAACAATGGCGTTTTCAATTTCTTTTGGACTCACCTCGAATGGGTCACCACTGCCGATTTTTTTACCATAAGGCAAATCATTCTTAGCGGAGTCATCATTCATGTCGTAATATCCGGGGAACTCTTCCATGTCTTTTTGTGGAAGTGTCATAACCTTTTTTCTATAAGCAGGATGTCTGCCAAAATCATCAAGTCTATTTTCTTCTTGTAGTTTCATTTTACGATAAGCGCGAGATTCAAAAACCTCGTCATCATCGTCAACGTCTTCGTCATCAAAATCATCAACAGGTTCGCCATCAATGTCGTCAGCATCAAAATCGTCTTCGTCATCGTAAAGGTCGTCGTCCTCATATTCGTCGAAGTCTGCACCATCAGTATCAGCACCAACAGCGTCAGCTATCATGTCAAGTTTGTCTTCGAGGGCTGATAAACGAGATTCAATGTCGTCCTCATATTTATCATCGTCAATTTCTGTCTCAATCTCAATGTCGCTGTCGTCATTAAGGTCATCAACAGGTTCGTCATCAACGACGTCAACATCAAAATCACCCTCACCATCAAAATCGCCTTCGCTATCAGCATCATCAAAATTATCTTCAACATCGTCGTCAAAGTCACCTTCAACATCAACATCATCACCATCCTCAATATCATCAATGGCTTCGTCTATTTGTCTGCCTTTTTCACCATCAAAAGGCGCACCATCACCGATTTCACCTACACCGGGAGTTGGACAATTTTGGTCGTCAGAATCGTGCATACTCTTGCACTCATCTACATTGTTTTCAATGTGCTCTGGTTTATCCTCAAAAGGTGCACCATCGCCGATTTCAGTTCCCTTAGATTTATCCATGTAATCCTCGTTCTCACGATTCCATGCCAAAACCTCACCTTCAGATTCGTTTATTTCGGTGTTCTTAAGGGAAGCCTTTTTATCAAATGGGTCGCCGTTTGTGCCAACGGGCTTACCTGTCTTAGGCTCTTCTTTCTTTATGTTATCCTTTTCAGTTGTGCCAAGGTCTTCCATGTCCTCAGATTTCTTTACTTTGTCATTCTCATAAATTGGAGAAAGGTTTTGCTCTTTCTTTTCATTAATGAGATTAACATTGTTCATAATCTGTCTCTCACGGAAAATCTCTTTTTTCATTTTATTTGTTGCCTCAACTGTAAGAGATTCTTTCTTGTCAGGATTCCATGACTCAACAACGACGTGTTCTTTATTCGCCTCGTTGATTGACATCATTTTTAAGTCAAAATTCTTTTGTGCGTTAGCAAAACTTGTATATTCGTTGTCTTTTCTATTTCTAAAGCCACCAATATAATCAAAGTTTTCTGCAAGCGTTGCCTTCGTTGAAGGTGAAACCTTAATATAGTATTTTGCACCCTCACGAATAATACCATACAATTTACCATCAGCAGCAACCTTTGTATATTCTACACCGGTGTATGGTTGTGCTTTTGATTCATTTACGCCGTATTTCATTAACTGCTTCATTCTGTTAATGCGGCTGTTCATGTTTTCTTTATTATTAATCATGATTAGTAATTAATTTACAATTTATTTTTTTTAATAAATATATGTTAGTTTAAAAAAATTAAGCAATTGCATCGTCGCCCGTTCCCTGAATATTATCTTTTCCTCTTGTATCAAAAGATGCATTAAACATTCTTAAGGTAAATTTATCTACTGCTCTTACGTAAATAGTAGTACCGACATCCATTGTTCCCGGGTCATATTCAAGGCATAAACAATAAAGACCACCCGTAAGACCGGCTAATTCATCCAACTGAAATGTCATATAAGTTTTACCATTTTCCATACTTGTCATTAGTATGCCATTGTTAATGATAAACCTTTTTAATTTTTCTCTTTCAAGTTTCCACCTTTTAGCGTAAATATTATGGTCTGCGTTACCATCCGCAACAACTTCCTCATTAATAAAATTTATATTGTCCTTATTTTCAATGAGATAACAAAGATATTCTGCAATGTTTCTTTCTTCATCAATTCCTATAGAGTTGATTTTATCATACAAGTCAGAACTTATTCCCCACAGTTTATCAAGATATTCTGTTCGCCTAAGTACTTTATATATAATATTATACGGGTCAGTTTCTCCACCACGTTTTAACCCATATTTTCTCATCGCCTTTATTTTATTAAGCAATTTGTGGGATTTTTCACCAAGTTTTCTTAACTCATATTCATCATCACTTGAATCCAATTTTTCGAGATAATTATCAATCTTTGTCATTATTGCAGCAGACTTATTCTTTATCTCATATTTTTCAAGTTCGATGGATTCAATATCATCGGGATTTGGCTTTTTAATCCAAGCGTTTTCCTCAAGGTCATATACACCACCCGATTCTGTTTCAGCACTTATGTCTTCGACATATACCTCAACAGGATATCCGTATATTTTAAGGTTTTCGTGTTCGTTATTCCATTCGTTTTTCTTTGCGTCATAATACTCCTGCACAAAATCTGTACGCTCATCAACTTCCCTAAAATCGACCACTATGTGTAAATCTATGTCTGAAAACTTAGACCAATTGTAATTGCAAATCGAACCGGTTAATTTTATCCCCTTTCTTTCTACCCAATCAGTCCCTACTGTATCCCAAAAATCATCTGCAATATCGAGTAATTTAAGCCTTGCTTTCGGATTTAAATCCATCCCGTCCCAAAGTCTTGGTGCAAGCGTATCCTCTTTTTTAAAAGAAGATAAATCAACATCTTCGGGAGCAACCTCAAATTCATAGTTCTCTTCTACGTTAGTGACATGAAAATAATCATTGGCAGAACCTTCAGAGCCTATTTGGTATTCATCAAGTTCCGCCAACGGTTTGTCCTCGTTAATACTTTTTTTTAACTGAGATAAATCGCTTTTGTTAAAGATTATTTTTTTTGCCATTATTAAGGTTTTAATTAAACTGTCTTGTGGTCAACATCGGCATCGTCGATGATTTTTCCACTCGACTTTTCACAAGAACCAAGCGGTATAAACAAATCATCCTCTTTAGGATAATCCTCAGAAATAAAACTACCCACCTCGGTATATTCTATTTTCTCCTTTGCAACCTTTTCACCGTCAAACTGTGTGTTGCACTGTACTGCTAATGGGACAAATTGTTCTATGGTATCAAAACCATATCCCTCATAAAATATATCTAACATTGTCTTTATTTTCTTTATAAATAGTATACAAAGAAAAAATGCATCCATTTCTGAATGCATTATTTACTAATAATATTTGGCAATAATATAGCAGTTGGCACAAATGTTATTGGAATACAAGAAAAATGAGCGAATCCCTTGATTCGCTCATATGTTTGTTAGTGTTACCACTGTACTTTAGTACCGCAACTACTTATTACCATCCTCTTGATATATCACCCCACAAGTTCGATGGCTTTTCATTACCTTTTACAAAAATATACTCATGATTATAATTGCTATGACTACTTCTAAAAAAACATTGAATACTATTAACGGCATCTTTCTTATAAGATGGTATAAAATATTTGTCTTTTAGAGCACGTAACGCTTTGTGTTCTGAATCATAATATCTCCATCCCAAAGTTCTAATAGTCAAAATCACATCACCTTGTTTTATATTGTCAATACCACCCTTTTGTTTTATTGCTGTTTCTATGGCATTATCGAAACGAACTAAGCAATGTTTATACATTTCAGCCAACTTAACGGGGTCAGTTTCGTCATCCCAATGCCCCTCACGTATATAATGTTTTATACACTCACTAATAATAGACTTTATCTTCTCTTCTGTAAGTTTAATAGCTTGTTTCATAATTTATATCGGTTAAAAAATCATACAATTTATTAAAATAAATATTAATCAGTTACAAATAATTTGTGCCAACTGCTATATCATTCCCTAATATTTTAACTAATTGTTATTCCCAATATGCAGCACGGTCGTCATCGGTTCCCGTATATTCTACTTCCACCATATTCATAAGGGCATCCTCAATACCGCTTGTATCAATATTAAGGTCGTGGTCTTCGTAGTTTTCGTCAACCCAATACATGTCGCTAACAAAAATATCATATTTATCACCGAAGCCTGTTTGGTCTTCTTCGTATGATGAAGATGGGTGATTAGGTGCTTCGGGCTGATAGTCAACAAAGAAATTAATCATCACCGTTGTTCCATCATCAAGCGCTACCTCATGTTCATTGTCGCCATCATTTGCCCAAATCTTACCGCCATTATTAATTCCATCAATTATCATTTGTTCGATATTATCGGGTACGGGCGTGTATTCATTGTCCGCAAGAATTTCATTTATAGACCTTCTTACAATTTTATGTAAATCACCTTCAGTTAATCGTATTATTCGTTTCATAATAATCTCGCCAATTTATTAATAAATAGACAAATGAGTAATATTTAAGGCTGTCTTCTTAAAATTTTAAATGCCTTTGGACTTTTAAGGGAATTCATGAGTGAAATGTTTGTATTTGTTCCTCTGTTTGTAACAGTCTTTAACACCTTATTATTGGAACGAGGCATTTCTACTTTTTTCGCCCTCTTTATTATTTCCGTTGCATATTCTGAATTTGCAGTGATATATTTGTTCTTCTTTCCATACAATAAATTAACACGAATTTCTATCCCCGATAAGCGTGATACACTTTGTTTGGTGTTTATAAATGGATTAAAATCATCCTCGTTTAAAAAAGACAATTTATTTTTTGCTCTCGTATATGCAACGTATATAAGATTATGTTCTTGTAATATCTCCCATGGTTCTGTAGCATTTTTACTTGGCATTAACGATGCACATGCAATATAAACGCTATCTGCTTCTAATCCCTTTGCCTTATGTATAGTTGACAGTGCAATGCCGCCGCCTTTTTTTCTATCAGAAAAAACTTTATCTATCTTTTCAATCAATTCATCAGACGTACTAATCCCATCGGATAAAACTTCCAAGGCGTTGATTATGTCTAACTTATTCGACAATAATGAAGAATCCATTGCAGAAGCAATATCAAGATTACTTTTTATCATTAAATCATCCCTTGTTTCAAAAAAATTGGCATATAGTCTCGGGAAAACACCGTCCTCGTTTAGGTCGATGCTTAATTTTTCCTGTTTTGTGTTTTTGACGACATTTTTTAGATTTTTTCCAATATCTTTACCACGTATGAAACATTTCTTGTTTTCCTTTATTAATTTAACGTATATTTGCATAAGGGGTGCATTATTTCTACATAAAACCATGTCACCGTCCTTGATACTTTCAAGTTCGTCATTGAAAACAATTTCACCTTCTCTGTTATCATTATTTTTTTCAATACTTGGTACTACCCTCTGAGCATATTCCACGATTTTATCAGCACATCTATAACTTATACTTAACGGCATAGAAACTGTGTTAGGGAGGTTTTTAAGAATTTTAAAAGAATCAGGGTCACTTCCCGAAAAAGCGTAAATGCATTGATTCTCGTCACCATACGACATCATCCTCGTATTTATTTTTCTGCATTTTAATAAAAGTTCCCTTTGTGCACAATTAAGGTCTTGTGCCTCATCCAACCCAATCCAATCAAACTTAAGTCCTATGGGCTGACAATATAACGCATTGGGTAGCCAAACCATATCAGTATAATCAATAGTGTCAAGGTTTTCTTTACCCCAATTCATTGCTTCAATTGCAATTTCCTTTTCATCTGCAAGTGTGCTTATTGCGTATCTTTTTTCAATAAAGGATAAATCTTTTACTGTTTGACATAGATAAAATCTGCCAAACTCAATATATTTGTAAATATTATCAATATATTGGAAATATTGCCGTTTACTTAAAGAAAAGGTATTAATTTCACTTAGTGAGGATAAATTAGAATTTATAAATGTTTTATACTTAAATTCATCCAATGATAAACTTTTATCTCTGAAATTCCTTTGCAACATTAAGAGTCCCAAACTATGCATTGTCATGACATTTACATTTGGTATTTCTTTTGTTTTCTTTTTAAGGACTTCAACAATATCCTTATTAAAGGCGGTTAACAGAATTCGTTTATCGTCGCCTATTAATTCCATGCTTTTTAATAGAGTATAGGTTTTTCCACTACCCGCACAAGCCTCTACAACAAGATTTCCCGTTCCATTTTTAACAAAGTCAAATATCGCTTTTTGATATTTACTTGGTTCATACTCAACGTCTATTTTCTTTTTTCTTGCCATTTTTTAAGATTTTTTTGCAAATATACATAAAAAAATTTAAAAACGGAAATTTCCTCTTAAAAATAGGGGTTTCCCTAAACTGTTTGAGATTTTCCCTAAATGTGGTGTCATTGCTTCTTTTTTACAGAAAAAATCGGTACATTTGCAATAGTTATAGAAAAAAGAAATATAATATTAATTAAATAACTTATATTATGAAGAAATATCTATTAATATTAGTAAGTATAATAAGTTTATCTATATTACTTACATCGTGTGAAACAGCGTTTGCAGTAACAACATCAACCCCCGTTGAAGTTGATGATGAGGTTTATGAAAACGACAGTAGAATAACCACTGACGTTAGCGTGATTATAAGATACGGTACACCGATTTATTACGGTGGATATCTAAACTATTACATTTACAACGGAATTTATTATTATCCGTATTTCTATGATAACTATTGGTATTTCTACCCATATAGAACGGCATTCCGTCCGGGTTGGTATCCAAGACATCATCATATTCACCACGGTCATGTTGGCAGAATTAGACCCGGTAGTCACGGATTTGGCAGACCTCACAGACACGATAGAGGTTTCCCAAGAGCAGGACAAGGCGGTCATCATCCAAGACCACATAACGGAAATGTTGGACACGGAAATCATCATCCAAGACCAAATGGCGGTGTGGGGCATGACAACCATCATCCGAGACCACAAGGGAATGGCAGCATAGGACATGGGAATCATCAACCAAGGCCGCATAACGGAAATATTGGCGGTGGCCAAAGAAGTTCGACAAGAGTATCTCCCGGAATGGGCAGACCATCAATGGGTGGCGCAAGACCTATGCCGCGAGGCGGTTCATCAAGAGGAACATTTGGCGGTGGCAGTCGTTCACATGGAGGTGGCGGCGGTCATTTCGGTGGAAGACGTTAAAATAAAAAGGTGACTATCTAAATGAGCAACCAATCACGGTTGCTCATTTTTTTAAATATTTGGGTCAAACCCTATATCATTACCAAAAAATGCCCATTACACTATTTATGTAAAAACGTTTTTTATAAAATGAGTGATACTGTTACAAAAAAACCGGTTCATTTTAGTTTATCCAACACAAAGGATTACGAGAATGCATTTTTAAAGATTAAATTTGGAAGTGGTAGAGGGCAAAATGATAAATTTATGGTAGAGGGTTTTGGAAAACTCTTTGCCAAACGTTTTGATGCCGATTGCATTAAAACAAGTTCGGACGGTATGCCGGGTATCTTAGAGATTAAAGTTACCACAAAGGATTCGGGACAGCAGGAAATCCCATCATTAAACAATGTTTCTGATATTATCAGTATAATTGAAAAAAACATCAGAAAAAACCCCAAATTTTCAATATATGAAATTGATGACAATAGTAAGGCTTATGTTAGTACACAAATTGACAGAATAAGCAACAGAATTGAGGCGCCAAATATAAAGGGTGGTTTATCTATTATCACGAGTGATGTATTTAAAAGATTCCTTGAGGGAATTAAGATAAATGAAATCATTGACTTTGCAAACAATGTTCATGTTGCGTTGCCTACAGCATCGGAATACAAAGACGTTAAGGCGATTAACCTTCTTAAGTGTGGTATGTTTAGTGCTGCAAACTGTGCGTTAGCGATGTTTAAATGGTCACATGTATTACAAAGACAAGGAACGCCTACATTCTTATTGACAGAAAATCAGTGGAAGAGAATGTATGGACTTGGTATCGCACAAGATGCGCCGCCAATCAGTCTTATTTGTCCTAACCAAATGGGTGGTTATGACCCAATCTTCGCAAAGCGCGAAAGCGGTATGGATAGAAAAGACGCAAGAAGATATGGTGAAGCAATGTTAAGAGCGTTTGAAAAATTAGCGATGCCGTTTAGCGACCAAAGTGCCTTCCACATGCAGGTTTATTATGATTTTTCTGATACCGTGGAATTAACACCCGGTGCAAAAATGAATTTCTACAATGATTATATTGTAAATAACGTTACGGGTGAACTTAATGATAAGGCACAGACGCTTATACCAAACAACACCGCAACACAGCAAGGTTTAAATGTTGATGATGCAATTAAGCAAGCCAACGATGTTGTTAATAATAAGTTGCGAAAAAATGATAGAAATGCTGAACTTGTATGGAACGCATTTAAAGAATTAGCGAAAGAAGACCCGGGAACATATGGTCAATTAGCAAGGGCAAGAAGTATCGTTGACGGTCTTGAAAAATATTTCGCAAATTTTGACTTCATTGATAGAGAAAAAGATACTCAAATAAAACAACAGAAAATAAATTATTGTGTATTCGAGACGTTAGTTGCTCTTATGCTTGATACTGATGGTATTATAGAAATGTTCCGTCGTGAGGGTGCAAAACTTATTGACCCGTCAAACTATATTAATATAAAATCAGCGGTTGGCGAATTTGTTAGAGACGTTGAAAGGGTTAATAAGGCAGTAACAGAATCTAAAAACGAAAAATACACCATCAGGGAAGGGTTTGTTAAATTATGGAATAATATTGTTGAAAAAACACTGAATCGTTAAATCTATGGAATTGTTTGAAAGTTTAGTTAGAAAAGTGTTAAACGAGGGTTTTGAGAATGGCAAACTTTATGTTTATCACATGACAAAGCCAACATCAATCGAAGGTGGAATCCTCGTTGGTGGTTTTGAAAGATGGTTTTCGGGCAAAAATAGTATTTTTTATGGACCGGGAATATATACATGTATGTATCCTGCTATTGATAAAAGGTCAAGAACAAGTGGTGTGCATTTTGATATGAATCGCGGTAGTTATTATGGTTCTGTCATGTTAAAACTTGAGGCCAACCCCGACCTAAGCAACTTTGTTATATACGATGTTGAAACCGCCAAAATGGTATATGGTGATAAATGGAAAATGGAAGACCAACTTGAAATGATACTGCCAAGCAGGGTTGTTGAAAAAATGAAAAACACAAGATATAATAGCGGCTCACTTTGGGGATATTGCACAAACCATCCCGACATGTATACTAGTGGTACTTCAATAAAAGTCTTTTGGGAGCGTGTTTTAAAGGGTGATGTAGAAGCAAACGCAGCCGTTAAGGGTTTGGTGTATTGGGGACCGGGTGATGGCTTTGTTGTAATATTCAGGGATTACATGGCATGTAAACCCGTTGCAGTTAGTTATGACTACGGAAGAACTTTTACTCCAATTCAGGTATCGCCGAAATTTAAGGCATATTCACAAGACAATGTTGACATTTGGCGTGCATTGAAATGTGATGCAGGAAATCCAAATGATAGACAGGGATTATTTTACGACCTCAAAACATATAGAAAAAAATTGGGCGCAGATGTTGAGTATGATTATTTACCACCCTATTTTTACAACGATTTCGCAATGGTGAAGAAAAATGGTAAATCCAATTACCTTTGGAAAAAGACGTTTTTAAATGGTCCGATTAGCGGTGTTTGGTTTGATGAATGTCCCGAAAGATTTAAACGTTCAGGAACTGAGGTAATTATCGACGGCATACCTGTTTTGATAAAACAAGCCGAAAACGGACAATTCTTCACTTATATTCCTCGTTATGCGGAAAACAATGAAAATGAAATCTTTATTTGTGGACTGCCTTTCTATAATGAGGAAAAATATAAAAAGGCGTTAGAAAAATATATGGAAAACGTTAAAACTTGGGACAAAGAACCCGTGGATGACGTTGTTGATGATGAGGGTGATGACAATGAAACTGCATTAGAATTGAGTGATGATGATTTCTCTTTCTAAAAAAAATATTGGTGACTATATACCTGTTGTCCCCGAACAATATCAATTGTTCTAATTTTTGTAATAACATCGCAGTTGGCACAATTTTTTTATTAATACTAAATATTTATTATTAAAATAAAAAAAATATTAGTATTATATAGAAATATGAATATACCAAAAAGACAAGGGACATACACTTTAAATATAGGTCAAAAAACTATTAAAATAGATATACACCCTGAATCCGTTAGATTATCTAAGATGGATTTAATAGGCACCAGTCGAACTATTGGTGGATATAAATATGAGACAAAATACGATGTCAAAGTATTTGATAGCGACAATAATCTAATTGATAGAGAATCAACATTTGACCAAAGCGAGTATGCTTCTTTTATTTCGTCACATGTTGCCAAAGAAAACAATGTGAATGTAAATCCGAAGGATATAATGGACAAGTTGTATATGAAAATTCAAAGAGAATTTGCATATATTTATGGCTGTAAATTTGGTGGCATTGTAAGGAACAAGATGAAATTTACTTATTATATGGAAGTGCAAGACCCTCAGGACATTGTTAATTACTTTGATAGTATTGGTATTGTCTGCAAGGTTGCTCCAAAGCGGAAGCCGATTAGAGCAGCTATGTGTTGGGCGGCATCTGTATATTTGCCATTGGATTATAATATAAACGAAAATAAAACAAGAAATAATATGAAGAGAACAATTAGATTGAGAGAAAGTGAATTCAGACAAATGATTGCCGAATCTATATTAAAAACACTTAATATTCCGAGTGACAAATATAATGATTTTGAAATGGATAGGGACGAAGCCGAAAAATTAGGAAAGGAAATCTGTGATTCCATTGAAGCAGGCGAATATGATAACGAATTGGAAAACATTTTACAAAATAGGCCATGGCACGTATTTAAATTTGGTGCTCAATTCCCATACTATGAGCGTATAGACGATGCTGCTTATGAGAGAAAATGTCTTATTGATAAGGAATATGCATTGAGTCATGGTAAAGACACTGACTATCCTGACCGTAATTCTATATTTCATCCTGATTATACTGAGATTGCAATGAAGCATAGGGCTAACCCTAATAAGTACGATGACCATGATACCAATTATCATATGTGGAGGCATAAACAAAATATGATAAATCAAAGAAGAAGAGATAATCGTTGGCAGAAATCATCTGATTCACGTCCTCTCCATAGAAAAGGTAGTCTTAACAGAGCAATGGATGAATCTGTCAATAGAAAAATTAACAGAATTGTCAGTGAGAGTATAAGAAGAAATCTCCGTTAGTAAAATATTTTTAAAAAATAAAAGTGGGAAAATTTGGTTTTCCCATTTTTTTTTGGTATATTTGCACCGATAAAAAATAAATGAGCGATTTTTTAAAGTTTGCAAACAATTAAATTTAGTATTTTATGCGTAGAGATTTTTTTATGATTAAAGACATTCTTGAGGCATTTGCACTATTCAATGCTTTGAGTGACATTGTAGAACGTGAGCGTCCTTGTCCAAACGTAAACAGACGACGTTTTGAGGATAAGCGAACAAGTTGTAACAACACTTGTCAGTGTGGTAGACAGCCACTCCCTGAGTGGGGAATTGCGGGTGAACCTGCTGACGAGAACAAGGTTTTTGGTGCTGGTTTTGAAATTGACGAACCTCGTGCACGTGACTACGATGAGCGATGGAAATTCGAGAGCGACCATGCAGCATTTGACAGATTCGTAACTGCCGGTGAAGATTGTGTCGCAAGAGGCCTCGCAAAGAAAAATGACGCACCCATTACAAAGGTAAATGCAGTGCGTAAGCGTATTGAAGACGGTCCCGTAATGGGCGTTGACCTTATCGGTGAAACCGATTGGTGGAGCTAAAAAACACTAATGTTTTTATTAATCCTGCTAAGATGTTGTTCTTAGCAGGATTTTTTATCTACTGTTTACGTGCATATTTTGGAGATGGAATTGTGCGAGACGAGGATAATCCTCTTTTGACCAAATTTCAACAATGAAATTGTCATTGCCAAACAAGTGAGATTCATCGTTTTCGTCAAACCCCAAATATTTCATTCCATATTTTTGCTCAAGTAAATCCTTTAGAAAACCAAAATCGAGCACAGCATTTTTGTCATAAATGCTATGAAAACCATATTTATTACAAATATCTTTTGCGATGTTTGAACCAATGTCTTCTGCTTCTTCTGACATACAAGCAGCATTTAATTCGTCATCGTCGTAAATACCCGTAATGTTTTTAATTTGTCTGTTAGACAAATTTGTTTCACTAATGATTTTTTTTACAGACTCTTTCACGATTCTGTGAAGGTCATTCTCTGTTAATCTAATTATCTTTTTCATATTCTTTTTTCTTTTCTCAAATCAACGCCCGTGCGTTTGGTGTACCATTTACCTATTTCACCCTTTTTATATGGGTCGGTTTCACGTTGATATTTATCGTATGCCTGTTTTAGTCTCGACTGCATATCATTCTGTTTGCCATAGCCATTCGTTGAAAGGTTACAATAAAGAAGCAGTGGTTTATCGAGTTCCATACCAACCGTAGAATATCTACCTAAAGGATATCCATCGTCTATCTGTTTTTGCAATTCTCTTTTAACGGCATCAGCATCTTTTTTATCGGGAAGAAGAATATGCCATCCCAAATTTGCACTTCTATATGTATGTACGGGAGTTATGCCAAATTGATTAAAAATCTGTAAAACTTTTTGATATATTGTTTTATCAGGTGTATCAATATCCAAGAAGCACATGTCTCTGTTAGGCAAATTTGGCTTTGATTGTCCGGCTGCAAGTCTCAACTCCACGCCTTTATATTTTCTACCCCAAGATGACGCCTTAATCACTTTAACATAATCATCCATTTCCTTTTTGTTGCGTTTGTTAGGATAAAAATAAGCACGTGCATTATTTGTCGTACAAAGATTTTTTATTTCATCCTCCTTTGACAACATTTCTTGGCTGTTATGGAAAAGATAATATTGGGGCAGATATACATCAACCTGTTTTTGCTGTGGGTTATCTTTTTTTCTTTTAACAATAGTAACATACCAAACATCATCAGATGTCTGCCCGTTTAACAATTTGGCAAACGCTGAAAAGTTATCAATTTCAACGTTTCCGTTTGTCAGTACCTTTGTGTCTTCCTCAACCCACTCTCTTAATACTGATTTAACAATATTTCTTATTTTTTTATCCATTTAAAACTCAAAATCATTATCGTTAGTTGTCATTAATGGCTCATCGTCATCTACAAAATTAGAAACTTCTAATTGTGGTTTTATCGAGCCATCCTTTAATCCCCTTCTTTTTGCCGCAAACTCTTTCCACTCTAAAGGAAAAAGCAGTTTAAGGTTATGTCCGGCAAACGAAGAAACGGCGGTATTCGCAGTTTCCATGCGTTTGCAAAAGATTATTGCGGCACTTACCATTTTATCAAACTTTGGTGCAAGGTCAGCGAAAAAATCATCACAATAAAGAGATTCTAATGCACAAGGCATATAATATAATTTACATACCATGCCAAAGAAATCACCAAACTTAGCACCGTCAGTTGGATTAGGCTCTATTAATCCTGTTATTTTTCCATTTTCAAGCTTATTTGTTATTGCCTCAGCACCTTTTGCCCAGAAACTTAAAAGATTATATGCACGTTGTTGATAGTTTAAAATATCATCCTTATCACCACTCTCTAAACAAATTTTATACCATTTATTTACATCGTCAGGGACAATACTAAAATTTTTGCCATCCTTAACCGCTAATTCGGATTCTTTTTGTTTTATTTCCCACCTTGAATATAGACTGACTTTATCCATTGGTAATTTAAGCATATCGAGTCTATTGTTTTTCATCATTTCCGTTCGCCTATCACCACTTACACCAACCTCTTCGTTTAGGGCAAGGTTGCATAAACGGCGAAAAACACTTTCGGACAAGAAAATAGTTTTTCTACCCCATAGACCTTTATGTGATACGGTTGTTTTCATCAATAAAATAATGTTTCTTTATAAATAGTCTAAACCTTTACTTTTAAGTATTTTTTTATATCTTTTAAGAAAGAAATAAAAATGGGAAAATTAAGTAAAGTAATAGATTGTTACGGAACATGGTGCGGACCTTGTAAGGTTTATGCCACCACTTTTGAAAAGGTGAGCGAGGATGAAAAATATAAAGACATTCAATTTGAAAGAATGGACGTTGAAGATGAAAGTGTCGTTGATTTAGTTGAAAAATGGCAGATTAAAAATCTTCCAACTACGGTTTTTCTTGATGAAGACGGAAATATAATGAAAAGACTTATTGGTAACGTTCCCAGAAAAGATTTAGAATTTACAATTGATTTATGTTTGGATAAAAATGAGTAAAATAATATCTTTTGCCGGAAGAATGAGGTCAGGAAAAACTGAACTCGCAAAAGTGTGCGAAGAATATGGTTATAAAAAACTATACTTCGCACTTCCACTTAAGCAGATGTGTGCAGAGTTGCTTGGACTGACCATAGACGAACTTAACGAACTTAAAAATAACAACACAGAAATTAACATTGTGGTAGATGAAGATTTTTGTAAGTTTATTTCTGAAAAAGCAAATATACCACTAAGCCACGTTAAATCAGTTTGCCTTGGTAAAAAAATAACGAATGTTAGACAGATGCTACAGTTTATAGGGACAGACCTCATAAGGAAATATGATAACGATTGGCACGTTAAAAAAATTCGCTCAATAATATCCAACCACGATGATGTTAATTATGTTATAGATGATGTGAGATTTCCAAACGAAAAAACAATGGTTGAGGAAATGGGTGGCAAGTGTTGGTATGTTATTCGCCCTAACTTGAAAGAGGTTTCACACCATGCATCAGAAGAATCATTAAAAAGCGAATGCTTTGGCGACAACGTTATAATTAATGATGATACACTTGAAGCACTTAAAAACAAGTGGAAAAATTTAATGTATTAATGAGAAGAGAAAACGAGAATTATTCAAAGGAGTTGCAGAATGTAATTTCTTATATGATAGACATTTTACCAAATGAGTTTGCAACTGATATTTTTACTATCGAATGCTTAACAATGTCCATTCTTGATAATAAAAATTCGCACGCAAATATGATATTGGATAATTGTCTCATGTCCAATGACATGGAAAAATTGCGAGAAATTCACATGGATTTTCTTACCAAACGGGCGAAGGGCGTTTTAAACCCCAAAAAAGGTAACGATATCGCCTTTGGAGAAGATGTGGAACTTGTATTGGCAAGAGCAGAAGCCGAAAAAGAAGCAACCGGTGCGGATAAGATTGGCACTGAACACGTTCTATTGGCAATGTTAAATCCTAAATATGGCGATACACCAATTAAAATGGCATTTAACTTGATGGGGATAGAATATAATTTCATTTTTAACAAGTGTAAAGACACCGCTAATGACAGCCCAAGAAACCGCGCAAGAAAAGTACCACAGCAAACAATGCCAAATGTACCGCAAACACCCGTAGATTTCAAGGGTTTTCAACCACCGGTTAAATCTGAAGTGAACACAAAGGCAATACTATTAGAAGATACCAATATTAAAAAATTTACAATTAACCTTAATGAATTGGCGAAGCAAGGTAAAATTGATAAATTAATAGGTAGAAAAAATGAAATGAAACAACTAATCAGAGTACTTGCAAGAAGAAAGAAAAACAATGCGGTGCTTGTTGGTGATGGCGGTGTTGGTAAAACGCAAATAGTATATGGACTTGCTGATATGATAGAAAACGGGGATGTTCCATCTGTTATTCGCGGAAAACAATTAATAATGATAGATATTATGTCTATTATTAGCGGAACGCAGCTTAGAGGTACATTTGAGGCACGAGTAAAAGGGCTTTTCGATGAACTCAAGGCATCAAGTAATTATATTCTCGTGTTGGATGACGTACAAAACGTACTAAAAGGCGGAAATGGAGACAAGGATACTGATATGTCGGGAATGATTGGTGGCATTCTATCTGAAGGCGAGGTAAGAGTTATTGCCACAACAACCTATAAAGAATATCGTAATACAATAGAATCTAATTCATCAATATCAAGAAAACTCCAAAAAATTGTGATAGAAACGCCGTCTATTGCAGAGTCAATAGAAATCGTAAACGGTGCAAAGGGTTATTACGAAGAATTTCACAATGTAAAATACACAGAAAGTGCCATACGTAAATCTGTGGAATTGGCAAACAGATATATCACAGATAGAAAACTACCCGATTCTGCACTTGATGTTATTGATTTATCAGGAACATACACCTGCTTCCAAAAAGAACCGGATGAAATTGTAAGATGCAGAAAAAGATTAAAGGAAATAGACTCTGAAGAAAGTGCTGCTCTTAATAGGGGTGACTTTGAATTTATTGATGAATTAAATAACCAAAAAAAGGAACTTAAAAGGATAATAACAGATTTCCAAAGAGACGGCGAGAATTCAGAACCCACAATAATAGATGAAGGTGAAATTGCTGAAACAATATCAGAAATAACAGGAATACCTATTGCCAAACTCTCATCTAACGAAAAGAAAAAAATTGCCGAGATTGATAAAGTTCTTAAGCAAAGTGTTATTGGACAAGATGAAGCAATTAACGTAATTTGCAAGGTCATAAAACGCAATAAAGTAGGACTTGGTGATAAAACTAAGACCATGGGAAATTTCCTTATGTTAGGAGAGTCGGGTTGTGGCAAATCATTAATAGCAAAAAAATTAGCAGAAGAAATTTTCGGTGACGAAAAGGCACTAATTAGAATTGATATGTCTGAGTATTCCGAAAAAAATTCTGTTGCTAAATTAACAGGCGCGGCACCCGGATACGTTGGCTATGAAAATGGCGGACAATTAACAGAAAGAGTTAAAAACAAACAACATTGTGTTCTCTTACTCGATGAAATTGAAAAAGCAGACCAAGAAGTTTATAATCTCTTTTTACAATTGTTTGACGAAGGCAGACTAACAGATAGTTCGGGTAGATTAGTGAACTTTAAGAACGTTATTGTGATTATGACATCTAACATAGGCGCAAGAAAAGCAGCAGAACTTGGTGGTGGCGTTGGCTTTGTAACAGACGAAAACAGCAATAGGCGCAGTATCATTGAAAAAGAGTTAAGGCAAAAGTTTGCACCCGAATTCATAAACAGAATAGACCAAATTGTTTATTTTAATAGATTAACAGATGATAACTTAAGAACGATAGTTGGGCTTGAAATAGACAAACTTGTAAAGAGAATAAATGAACTTGGATATAATTTAACATACGATGACACCGTTGTTGATTTTATACATAAAAAGGCTATTGCAGAAAAAGAATTTGGTGCAAGACCCATAATACGCCTTATTCAGAGTAACATTGAAGATAATATCACCGATTTATTGTTGGAAAATGAATACGAAAAGGGTCACACCTTCAATGCAACATATGTAAACAATAGTTTATCTTTTTCTTAAAAATAAGTAAATATACGGAAAAATTTTGTTTTTTTAATTTTTTTCCGTATATTTGCACTTGTAAACCTATTTTCCTATATGGCAATAGATTTATGTAACAAACTCGTTGATAATGATTTAACTCGTGAAGAGTTGTTAGAAAACATTGAGGTACGATTTACATCATGTAATGATGTTCCACAAATAATTGAAATATTGGCACGCGGATTTGGCATGCGTGGAAATGGCGAGGCGTTTTATCAGATAATAAATTCTAAAATGGAATTAGACCAATCAGTAAAAGTGATAGATAAACGTGATGGGAAAATATATGGGTTGCTAATGTTTGCACATTATCCCATAACAATGGGTTCGCCAATAAACTATGAAAATCCAAAACTCGCAAGGTATTTATCACAATATTATTCAATGAACGGTCATTCGTTTATCTTAGATGAAAGGCTAAGGGGTACGGGTATAGACAAAGAAATGCTTAATTTTAATAAGGAATTATTTGATGACGATGATTTCATATGGTGCGCAGTTGAAAAAGACTTAAAGAGTCATAAGTATTGGGAAAGGCTTGGTTTTATTAAAATATTCAGTATTCCCGAAGCAAGTTTTTATATTTTACCTCTAAACAAGGACATTGAGTGGGATTTAAGATACTATTTACCTGATTATCAACCACTTATGGAAAAAAGAAAGAAATATACCATTCAGACTATTTATAATAAATGGGAAAATTGCGATGAAAATTATAGTAACTGAAAGTTCTCAAAAGAAGGTATTAAATCGACTCATTGCTGAGGAATCTGGTTATTTGGATAAGGTTTTACTTGTTAAATCTTATCTTGATAGTCATTTTTCACGCCAAAAATATTCACAACCAAGTGATGAAAACGGTGAGCCATTCGAACATGATGTTGTTGGATGGGTAGATAGTGAAGGGGAAATTGTAAAACTCTTCAATGATTATCAACTGTTTGATTTACTGCAAGAAAAGTTTAAAAACATAATTGCGGATAAAGATGAACGAGATTCATTTTTAAAAAAGGTTATAGTAGCTTGGTACCAAGGAAAGATAGATAAAAATGGAGTTATAATTTAACGGAATAATAAGAGGTTAACGCGTGACGTAACTCGGCTCTCTCACATATCGTCACCTAAACAGCCAAGAAACACATGTTTCTTTGTTGAGCCTCACTAAAACAATAAAAGATGAGAAAGATTTTAAGAACAGTATTTATGCTAATTTTTGCGTCACTGTCATTAATGATAAACGCACAGAACAATGAAAATGTAGCCCAAGAAAAAAATTCAGCCGAAAATGCGGTAAAAAAATTTGATTGGGGGCCTTTAATGAAGGCAATTATTTATGTAGAAAGTGGGGGCAATCCGCGTGCCATAGGCGGAAACTCTGTGGGAATTTTGCAAATAACACCCGTTTGTGTTAAACAGTGTAACATTTTACTGCAACGAAAAGGAAGTAAAAAAAGGTACACGCTTAATGATAGGTATAGCATCGAGAAGTCAAAAGAGATGTTTATAATGATACAGGAGGAGTATAATCCTGAGCACAACATCGAAAAGGCTATACGAATGTGGAATGGGGGCCCGGGATATAAAATTAAATCTACTAATGGCTATTATAAAAAAGTAATGGCGAGATATAAACAATAAATGGAGGCTTTTTAACCTCCATTTTTTTATCTTTCACTCCACTCTCTAAAATCATACATTCTAAAAATGTAAGCGAGACATTCTGCCAATTGGTCAGAAGTGAGGCATCTGATAATAGCGTCGTCAATTGTTTCTTTTCCCATATATTCAACTGCCATATCATATGCTTCCTGTGCTTCAGATGAATCTACCACCCATCCATAGTCTTCTGCTTCAGTAACAACTCTTTTTACAGACTCATTGATTATGTCTTTAAGTTTTGACTCTGTTAATTTTATTTTCCTTTTCATAAAAACGTTTATTTTATATATAAATACACACCTTCCCGATTTAAGATTTGGTTTTTAAAAATTTTTTCCGTATATTTGCAAAAAAAAAATAATGGAACATATTTTTATTAGTTTATTATTTATCTTTCTTTTCCTTTTAGGAATTGTTGGGTTGCTTTATGGTATAAAGGCGTTTTTTTCAGCCACGGTTGGACGTTATTATTACAATAAACCAACAAATAAAATACAATGGAAGGCGGAAGAAACAATGGCTTCAAAAAAATGTAGAATGATGTCAGATGGTGATAATGAAAATGAGTTTTTCCTTTTATGGAAAACAATACCAACAGAAATCCCACCCATTGTTCGGATTTTCGGTGACAATGATTGGAATCGTCTTGTGATAGATAGTTCCATTTATAGGGAGGCTTTTCATTTTAATAACGAACACGAATTTAAAGAATTTGTCATGCCGCTAAAAACCTTGAATGACTTACGAAACTTTCAAAGAAAGTCATCTGACCGCATAATTTGGTATGAACCATAAAAACATATATTTAAAAAATGTCAAAAATTTATAATTTTTATAAAGAAGATAACAGTGGCGTTAGTGTTGATAAAACGTGGTATGATTCAAGTAACGTCATATATACAGAATGCATTGATAATGACGGTGAGTTAAAACAACTTAAGGTTGTTTTTGCAAATGGTAGTCAGTATCTTTACAAGGATGTTGATGTAAGGGATTATTTACTTCTCCGCGAAGCGTCATCACAAGGCTCGACCCTTAATAGAATTATTAAGAAGAAGGGGTATGAATATGAGCGACTTGACAACGCTAATTTAGAGAACATTAGGGAAGAGTATGAAAAGGTAAAGAATGGGTGTGATGATAGCAATATCATGACAAACGCTGATAAACAATACCTTGATTTGCTTAAAGATATTCTTGAAAATGGTGTAGAAAAAGAAACACGGGCGGGAAAAGTTAAATCACTTTTCGGCAAACAGTTACGTTTTGACCTTAAAGAAGGTTTTCCTTTGCTTACAACGAAGAAGGTATTCACCAAGGGCATTATTCACGAACTTCTATGGTTTCTTTCTGGTTCCACAAACATCAAATATCTTGTAGATAACGATGTTCATATATGGGATGATGACGCATATAGGTTTTACAGAGAGTTATTCCTTGTGGGTGGTGATGAAAAAAACTGCATGACAAAAGAAGAGTTCCTTGATGCAGTAAAGGAAGAAAAGTCTTACGCCTTTAAAACAGCAAAGGAAGGAATCTTAAAATACTATAAGGCAGGCGATTTAGGTGATGTTTATGGTCGTCAGTGGCGCGATTTTAATCGCTCGGGAATAGACCAAATACAGAATATCATTGACACCCTTAAGACAAACCCCAACGATAGACGAATGTTATGTGTGGCATTTAATCCATCAGCAATTAAAGAAAGCGCCTTGCCACCTTGTCATGTGATGTTTCAGTTTTATACGAGAGACTTAGGTGACGGGAGAAAAGGACTATCATGTATGTATACTATGAGGTCAAATGACTGGTTTTTGGGAAGTCCTTTCAATATAGCCTCTTATGCTCTTCTTACACATATTATTGCAAAATTAGTAAACATGGTTCCAGATGAATTAATTGCATCGATTGGGGACTGCCATTTGTATATTGAGCATTTAGATGCAGCAAAAGAACAATTATCTAGAAAGGGTAGTAATAAATTGCCAAGATTATTAATTCACGGTAATCAAAAATCAATCGAAGATTTTAATTTTGAAGATTTTGAAATAGTTGATTATAATCCAGACCCACCAATTAAAGCACCGTTATTAGTTGGAATGTAAATAAATAAAATAAGAAAATGGCTGATTATGAGGAAATTAGGGCTAATGCCGCCATAAGTGCACTTAATGGTCTTTTAAGCAGTTCTATTATTGTTTTCGTTTTAGAATTTCTATTCAGAAAACAAGTGGTGGATATTGCTGTAGGCTATGCAGATAAATTGGTTGCAGAATTAAAAAAGAAATAATTAGGGTTTTTTAACAAATTAAATTTTGTTTTGTGATAATAAAAAGGTATATTTGCACTGAAATAGATTTCATTAATATAAATGTTTAATTTTAGATTTAAATGGTAAAGAATTTAGAAGAGTTGCTGGTTGAGGCAACAAAGTGGGCAAATGATGCCAAAAATGAGTTAAAGAAAAAGGTTGAGGATTTTATCGAGACCACAGGAAGTAGTGAAGAGGAGCTTGCCGGTGTTTTGGGTATTTCACTTGGTGAAATGGAACAAATTCTGCACGGCAATGGAGAGGTGACAATCACCACACTTTCAAAATTGCTTGTTGCGACCAACAACGCAGTTGAGATAAAGCCTGTAGAGGAAACACCAATTGGTAGGTACGGTACTGCCACTACAACGCACGAGCACCCATCCAACCAATTTCTGAGAGCCACTACCACACCGCCAAGCAGGGATGAACTCCCCGAAGGACGATTTACACCACATGTTAATCCGAGTCAGTTTGACTTCAATGACGACATCGACGACTTTGGTGATGGCTTAGACGAGGAAATTGGTAATGATTTTGATGAGGAAATTGATGAGGATATGTATCGCGTCTATGGCTCATTGGATGATGAAACGCTTCGTGATATGATTCGTCGCAACCTTTGGACTGAAGAAATTAACACTGAAACAGCATCACATGATGAACTGACAAGATTCCTTTGCAAGAAGGAAATGGAAATGGCTGAAATAATGCGTACACGTGCAGGGTCACCTTGCAACAACCGTCCACACGCAGCGCCTCGTGTTGTGGAAGATAGGCCGCGTTGTGGCAATGTGCCACACAGTCATAATTGGAGGGATGAGCGACCACGCGAATCTGTTCATATTCCACCACGTCCATCAAGCCATTCACATTCTGTTGCGATTTTCGACCCCGATAGTGATGAGTTCAAGAAATTGTGTGAAAGATATAGGGAACTCGTTAGAGAATTCGAAGGACGTTAAGTGCTCAAATAAAAATGAGGTCACTCTTCGGTGACCTCATTTTCGTTTTCATTGTTTTCGTCAAGGCTTGGAAATGATTGATTTTGATTTTTGTGTTCAAATTTTTCAGACCAAGCCTTTGTTATTCCCGCAGTTGCAAACAAACTTGCCACAGAACCAATATAAGCAGCCATTGCTGTTAGGTCAGTAGCAATCGTGTGCATGAAAAATGCCTCAATACTCAAGGCGAACACAGGTACCAAGAGCAACAAACAACCAATGATTGTTACCACAACCAAGAAAAAGTTCTTAGAGCTTACGCCCGTGTTATTGGTTACTAATTTTCTTAAAAACGTCATTGATTTTTGTGTTTTTAACAATAAGCCTTTCCACAATTTTTAAGAGTTCTTCTTATCTTCCCAAGTTCAATAATGTATGATATTTCTTTGTTTGTCATATTCTCGATATTATTAATTTCAGGAAAGAATTCAGAATATCCTTTAAATTGTTCTATTAATTCTTCTTTGCTTTTATTTTCCATTTTTCTACTTCAAGCTATTATTTTTTTAATCTTTAAGAACATTTACATCCGGAACATTAAGAACCGAATGTAAATGTATCACTAACACTTCCTGAACCCTCAACCGTCACAACATCACCAGCGCTGAAGTTATATGCTGTGAATGTAAGAATATTGTCAGTTGCGGTCTTACTTTCAACAGTTGTACCATTTACCTTTAAGGTAAGTGCTGTTGTTTGGTTTGTATAGCACTTTATAACCCTATCTGTTGTCTTTGTATAACTCTTCTGACAAATATGTACGAACGGTGTTGGATTCCACCAAGCCTTATACAGATAGAACGTGTCTTTCTTAGTTACGTGGTCACGCTCCACAAGACCCTTGTTGTTAAGTCTTCTCAATTCGTCATCAGTTGTTGCGTTTTCTCCGTCAAGACATACTGTATAACCCTCATTTCTGTTTGCCACAGCAATGTCAAACAATTGCCATTGTGACGTGTACAACAGTTGTGGGTATTGCTTGATAGTTGCAATATGACCCTCGTGTAACCACATCATATACTCAATGTCATGTCTTTCGTGATTACCTCTTGTGGTTGTATTCATAAATTCATCTGAGTGACAACGTTGTGTACCGCCACATCCATACTCTGAGTATGCCATTGGCTTTCCAACCCTGTTAATGGTGTTGTTAAGACGTGTGTTAATCTGTGACACAGGAGTATTAGAATTTGGACTGTCATACCAACCAACATATATGTTGCATCCGAACCAGTCAACATTGGATGGGTCATTGTAATATGCGCTTGGACTTGTACCAGGACTTTGTGCAAGTACATAACCTACCATTCTCTCAGAGTCAAGATTCTTGATGAGTGCTGTGTATTCCTCAACCTTTTGTTTACCGAATGCCTTGTCATCAGTTGTTGTCTCATTGCTAAGACCCCAGAAGAATATACAAGGATGGTTATAATGTTGATTAACCATGTCAGTATACTGAGTTGTTAAGTGTGTATAATAGTCTTCAGGCATTGTTGACTGCATCTTATTAACACAAGGTCCTTCAGTTTGAACGACAATTCCTAGTGCATCGCATCTGTCATATACCTCCTTCGGATGAGGATAATGCGCTAAACGTAAGAAGTTAAGTCCAAGTTCTTGAATTGTTGCAAATGTATTGTCATAATCGGTTTCAGTCAATGCATTTGCCCTTCCTTCTATGTCATCGTGCATACAGCAGCCTCTAAGAAGATATGGAGAACCATTGAGCAAGAATCCAGTGTATGGACTTTCAGCAGTACCAACCTTTTCAGTGTCATTGATTACATACTCATAGTACCTCAATCCGTAAGGTCTTACAAACCTATGATACAATTCGTTTCCACCATATATCTCAAGTGTTACTGTGTATAGATATGGGTCTGATTTACCATTCCATAGATGAGGGTTTGCAATAACCTTTGTAAATGTCATTTCATCGCCAGTACTTGCGCTTGTTGCAGAATAGATATTGGTATTGCCATCATCAATCTTACAAATCAATGTAGCACCTGTAGGAACACTTGTATTAATGTTTATTGTTGCCTCTTCATTAGATACAGTTGAAGTGATATGGAATCCGTCATATCCATAGTTCATAGCTGGAAGATATGGACTTGTCAACAGTCTTACATTACCTAGCGTTGCATTGAAGTTAAAATCACCAGCTGCTGGTGCAACATTGTTTCCTTCATTATTCTTAATCGCAACCTTGATATTGTTCGTTCCACTGTGTACGTATTCTGATATGTCAGTGGTAAACGCTGCATATCCTCCCCAGTGCTTTTCTACCAATGTATCATCAACATATATTGATGCCGTTTGGTCTGCATGCTGGAACCACAGATATGTGGGCTGCGCACCACTTAACGCAAAACTTGTCTCAAAATTAAATGTTCCCTTTGCATAATTTGATGAATGACCGTCAATTGCGTTGACTGAATATGGTGTTGTGATTTCATTACCATTATACTGCCATTTCTTCAAGTCTCTATTTGAATATTCTATAGGTACGTCACTCACATATTGACAAGTTTGAGACACAGTACGGCTTTCTTGCCCATTTAGTTCGGCATATGTATCAACCACAGTATCAGCAGTTATGGTTATCGGTGTTGTATATGCACTATATTCTCCAGTATTGTTTAATCTATAATATATGTCAGCCCCTTGAGTTTCACAAGTTAATGTTATCTCACTGAATCCATCATATGTAATTGTAGGTGGAACAACTGGAATATCATCATATACTAACCAATTAGTAGGAATACCGTTTGCGCCCCTTGACCAAGTATTTACATCAACTCCGCTATCTTTTACAAATGTACCGCTTGATGCAACGCCACTAACCCAATTCTGCTTACAGTTGGTCGTGCTAAATCCATCAATTGCCATACATTTAATATAATTAAGACTTGTACAACCAGTAAACATATTACCATAACATTCAGCAACCAAATGTTCTGCAAGTAATTCTGGTGCTTCAACTATTGCACAATTTTCAAACATATACCAATAAACACCTTTTGCTAATGTTGTTGCTGGTAACTTTGGAGCTACTGATAACACTGTACACCAACTAAACATAGCACGATAGCAATAATTTGTCAATGTTGTTGATGGCAATACTAAATTCTCAGCAGACTCTATATTTGTACGCTTAAATAATGAACAGAAATTATATGTTTCTGTCATTGCTGTATTTCCAATGAAATTATCGCCATAAATGAGGGACATTACATTACCCTCAGCAACGAAATGAGCAGTTGAACCTATGTCTGTAGCCCCACTAGTGTCTTTTCCGAATGAAGCATAATTTGCTTTACTTCCAGCATATGTAGTATTAATACCCTTGAACCTTATCACATCATCAGTTACAACGTTTATTGCAGTAGGAGACGATGCTGCTGTTATGGAAGTCCATTCTCCACCGTTAAGGCTATATTCAATTGTTTTTGCATACCCACTTCCAACAGATTTCCAACAAATAGTTCCTGCACTTGTTATTCTAAATGTCAAATAGTCATTTTCATAATGGTGTACTGGACTATATTCACAGTTTTGCGTTACAACAGAACTTACACGTCCTCTATATGTTGAATATGCCTCAACAAGAGTGTCAGCAGTTATGGTTATTGGAGTTGTATATTCCTCATAAGTACCTTCTTGATTCAACCTATAGTTTATTACTGCTCCTTGTGTTGAGCAAGCCAAAGATATTTCCTCACCATTGAAGATAATAGTTGGAGCTACCAATACAACAGGACTATAAGTACACGTTTCCTTTGCAGTATGTCCGCTTTCAGTGCCTACTTGTGCATAAGCCTCAACAACAGTATTTGCTGTTATTTCAAACGAATCAGTGTATGCGCTAAAATCACCGGTTTCATTTATTCTATAATAAAGGTCGGCGTCTGTTGTTGCACAAGCAATACTTACATATTCACCGTCACAAGTAATAACAGGCGTTGCAATACCGTTATCATATATGCAGTTTTCAGTTGCAATGTTACTCTTATCGCCGCTTAATTCGCCATAAGCCTGAACAACAGTGTCAGCAGTTATTTCTATCGGCTCTGTGTATTCCACATAAGTTCCCACTTGATTTAATCTGTAGTAAATTGTTGCACCAACCGTTTCACAAGTAATTGTAACGTGGTTATCGGTACACGATATTTCAGGAGTAGCAACTTTCTTAAGTTTCGATATTGAGAAACTAAACACATTAATATTAGAGAAACGGAATGGGTCTCCATTTGCATCTAATGCGCATCCAATGGTTGTTTTAATATATTTCAAATCCTCAATATTCGGGAATGTATTATCTGCTTCATAATGGAATGCATTGCCAATTAATTCGTCACAAGTAAATTTATTACTACTTGCGGTTGGGTCATACATTATATGGATATTGTATTCATATATATCTGACGAACCATTATATTTGTTTGCATTTGTTGTTGTTATTGTTGTGTTCGCATTACTGCCAGTTGAGAACTGTGTACCAAGTTGTATATACTTGTTAGTTGATGATTGTCTTATTTGGAAACCATACCAAGGTTCTGGGTCTGCTCTCTTCGAATTTATTATATTATGGTGATTTTGATGCTGATTTGATGGTTGGTTATTGAAATCAATTGTAAAGTGTATATCCATCGTAAAGCCCTCAGTAACATCGAGCGCATAGAATTCAGTGTTTACACCGTCATTATTATAATTCTTTGAGCCTTCCGGATTACCGCTTGTATCGATGTCATATCCTGTTACGACCTCATTACCATGTTCATCATATTCTATATTTTGTGTATTAATATTTCCACTAACGTCAACATTTTGATTTGTCTTCTCTTCGGGTTTTCCTTCCTCATCATAGACAATTGTTGTTATTGCACTTGTCCTTTTACCATCTTCGTTTTCTGTAACAGTGGTTGTTGTGGCGGTGATTTCACCTGTCTCAGGGTCTGTTTCATATTCTGTAGTTGTCTCAGAAGTAGAGCCTGACTTATATGTTAAAACCACGTTTGTTACAGCAGTAATCCCGCTGTACTCAGCCTGTATCGTAACAGAACTGCCTGATGCATTACTGTAAATGGTAACTGTACCACCGGTATCAATGGATGCATACGTACCACCACTTGTTATTGACCAAACGGCGTCAACAGGCTCGGCACCGCCATACATTGCAACATACTGACACGTTGCAGCAGTAACGGTTTGAGCACCACCAATGACCAAAATAGGCGGCAATGGGTTGCCATAAGTTACATATATTTCTTTCTGTGCAGCCGACGCACCCCAAAAACCCCTAACAACGACCCTTGCATTTTCAGCCGACGGAAATATTGTTAGTAGTCCTGTGTTGTCAATGCTTGCGTATTTTTCACCCTCACTGACAAACCAATCAGTCACACCCGTATCTATTTCTTCGTGTGTGTTTGTCTTAATCAATTTGCATTGATAAGTTTCGGCGGTTATATTATCTTTTGAAGCCACCTCGACTTCTACACAATGATAAAAAACATCGGGGTAAGAACTGCCATCAAAAAACGCGCACAAGCCATGCCCGTCATTAGATGTAATCCCCTCGATGAAACTTTCATATTCACTGCGGTCTCTAAAAAGTTCTATAAAAGACAATTTTGCCATTACTTAAAAAACATTTACTATAAATAGAAAAACACTTGTTTTTTTCATATTTTTTTTGTATATTTGCAATAAAAAACGATGTTAAGAATAAACGGTGACATTCATGGCCGCAAATTTTGGAAATTGGATAATAATACCGAGAAATATGATAAAATTGTTTTTCTCGGCGACTATCTTGACCCATATGGTTTTGAAAATATAACGGTTGAAGACGCAATTGAAAATTTCAAGGAAATTATCGAATTTAAAAAGAATAACACGGATAAGGTTGTCTTACTCGTGGGAAATCATGATGCCCCTTATTTTTCGGACACATATTTCAACCTTTCGTCTTATCATTGCAGACACTCAAAAATGCATCACAAAGAAATACATGATTTATTTAATGAAAATAAAGAATCATTTCAGTTTGCATATGCATATGGAGATATTTTATTCACACATGCGGGCGTTGATGGCGATTGGTTGAAATATAAAATAGAGTGCGAAAGTACTGACGTAAACGATATCTGTTCAGCGTTAAATAGTTTATCCGATACAAGGGAAGATATGGCAAAATTGTATATGGTCACACGAAGTCGTGGAGGATATGATAGATACGGCTCATGTCTTTGGGCAGATGTTGGTGACATTATGTGGGATAAATACAGTGATGTATCGAACATAAAGCAAATATTCGGCCACACACTACAAGCGTTTTACGGAGAAGGTGGAAAAACCATTGTATATGGCGAACCCATAGAGTTTAGAAACTGCAAAATGGTTGATACCGCAAGTTCGTATGACTTGGATACTGATAATTTTACAATAACACCAACAACGCCGCATGAATAAGAAATCATTATTAATTAACGGTGACTGCCTCGTGGAACTCGATAAACTTGCATTATCAGACACAAAAATTCAATTAACCGTTACGTCACCGCCCTATTATAATGCAAAGGAATATTCGCATTGGGATAGTTATGATGAATACATGGAATGGCTTGTATCTGTTTTTAAAAAGGTTTATGATATTACAGAAGACGGGAGAATGTGTTGTGTTAATGTTTCACCCGTCATAGAACCGAGAATTGATAGAAACCACGAATCAAGAAGATACCCAATACCATTTGACCTAACATATCACATGTGCAAAATGGGGTGGAAGTTTATTGAAGATATAATTTGGGAAAAACCTGAAGGCAGTGCGCCAAACAGAAACGGTGGTTTTTATAGAAGCAGAAAACCGGTTGCATATAAACCAAACGTTATAACGGAATATATTCTTGTATTTCAGAAACCCATGAATGGTCTCATTGATAAGATATTAAGAAAAACACCCGATGAAATAATGGATAAATCCCTTGTTGGTGATGAATATGAAAGGACAAACGTTTGGCGATTTAATCCTGAAACCAAATCCGCACATCCGGCACCGTTTCCAATGGAACTCCCACAAAAACTTATACAGTATTATTCTTTTGTGGGGGATATGGTTCTTGACCCATTTGCGGGAAGCGGAACAACATGTCTTGCAGCAAAAAAATTAGATAGAAACTACATAGGCATTGAACTCGATAATGAATTTTTTGCCAATATGGAAAAACGATTACAATAAAAATGAAGGAAATAAAGATACTTGACCTGCCACTGAAAAAAGAGTGGTACAATATGATAGAAAGCGGCATTAAGAAAGAGGAATACAGAGAGATTAAACCATATTGGTGCAATCGTCTGTTGTTTATGTACCCGTTCATTACCCAATATTGGGAAGGGATTTTGGAACGTGTCAAAAAAGGTGAGATTGATTTTGATGAAGTTTTACTTGAACATGGAACAAGAGATTATACCCACATCCGTTTCAGATATGGTTACACCAAGCGAACAATGTTGTTTGAATTGAAAGGTATTACAATTGGAAAGGGAAATACGGAATGGGGAGCACCCAAGGATAAGGAAGTTTTTATATTAAAATTAGGAAACAGGATATGATAAAAAAAATAGAAGCGTTTAAAACTAGCGATGGGATGCTATTCACTGACGAGTTAGAAGCGTATAAACATGAGTGTATTTATTTGGACAAAATTGCAAATGGTGTTATTAATAAATTTATAACAAGGAATGGTATAGCTATAGACTACAAAAGATATTATACTATAAAACAACTATTACCGTGTTTAAGTATAAGTAGATGTGATATACCTCATTCCCCCGGATGCTATATGTGGTTTAATACGGCAGAACAGATGGGGTATATTGGCAGCACCGAAGATTTATTTAGTAGGTGTTCTGATTTTTTACGATTCAATACTAGATATTCTGGAGAAAAAATAGAAAATGCACGAAAAGAACATAAAGATGACTTTGTTTATTTAATATTGGAAGAAACAAAAGACGTTGATACTTTGATTAATTTGGAGAGTTTTTATATTAAGAAATATGATACAATAAAAAATGGATATAACACAAAACAAGCACATGAAAACCCACTCAGAACTTCTAAAAAATGTACAAAAGAAGAAAAAGAACAAAAACAACGTATTAAAAACGCTAAATCAACGTTTGATACGATATTAAAAAATATTAAAGAATGGGGCATGAAAGTTGGTGAAACATTAACTTTTGAAAAATGGTTCGAGTCTTATGACGTAGGACGAATATATAATTTTAGAATACCTTGTTTTATGGAAAGTACAAATGTTGTTGAATTTTCGTCACTAATGGAACTAGGGAATACAATGAAAATGTATTTAGATAAGCCACATTACGGATACAGAACCGAAACAGATGCGTTTCCATCTACAATGATAAGGTATAGACAAAGTGATGAAAGATATCTGGCAATTGGAAACGATAGTAGGGTGTTTATGAATCCAAAGGACGCACTAACATACTATGTTGAAGAGCATATAAGAACAAAAATTATTACCCTATTAACTCGATGCAATGACAACGATACCAAAGATAAAGTTTATGAGTATATAAAAAATGCATCGTTTTACGACTTGATAAGATTAAAGTACAAAGATTGTGAAAAAATAATTAATTACTTCGACAGTGAACCAAAGCAACAAAAGGCTTGAAATGGCGGATAAAATAATAGCGGAAAGAATAGACTACCTTGAAACCATAAGGATGGCAAATAAAACGCAAAACATAGAATTCGGTGATGATTTTAAATGGAGGTGGCGCGACGAAGAAGATAAATAGCCAATAACATCAATTAAATATTAAATGCGGTCAGAAATGGCTGCATTTTTTTTTTTGTAATTCAATGGTAATTTGTACCAACCGTTATGTTATTGCCTTATTTTTCTTGGGGCATAACTATTTATTAAAAAATATTGTCATAAAGTCTTTTTTAATATCCACAATGTAATAATGTAAAGTTAGTGATAACTATTGGTAATTACAAATATTTATAATATAAAAACCTTAAAACTTGTTTATGCTAATATTTATATAGAAAATAATGAAACATATATATAATTAAAGAATATGAAGAAATTAGTAAGATTAACAGAAAGTGACCTTCACAAGATTGTGAAAGAGTCAGTGAATAGAATAATAAACGAAAATGATAATTCAGGACGTCCTACTTTAGAAACGTGGGGAACGGGCAATACATCCTTTGATAAAGAAATACCCCAAATCATTCATTTCTTATCAGACCTAGGGTCGCGTTTAGAAAGCGGATTGATAGGAGTGGAAGGCTTTGTAGGCGGAAATAGAATGGATGCAATGCACAACATTCATAGCTGTATTTCTACACTTAAAAAGATGCGCGGAAATATATACCTAACAAACGTTCACGCGAAAATGCCAGATGATTCATCATTTTTCCCACCTGAGGAAGAATGGTAAAAAACTTCAGCATAAGAGCAACCAACAATGGTTGCTCTTTTTATTTATGCCACTTTCTTAGCCCAATAATAACTGTCGTGCTTCCACTTCCAAACCTTAACGTTAATGACGCTTGACAGCGAAAGATTATTTTCAGGGACAACAGGTAT